GGCGACTAGGATCGCGTGGGCACAGCATGTTCGGTTCGGGTTCACCCTTAATCGAGTTGGCAACATCCGACGCATTGCGGTTACTGCCGCTTTGTTTGAGGCTGCTACCGAATCTCGCAAGGTTGCCATCCGGAAGGAAGTCTCTCGCCTTGCTGGTCGCCAGCTGACAGATGAGCAGATCGTGACACTTGGCAAGATGAAGGATACTGGCGTAACCAGGCTTACCCTTCTGCGTAACGACAACCTTCTTGACACAGAGGTGGAGAAGTTCCTTGAGGGGTACTCCATCCTAGACCAGGCTGAAGCCACACCAAGCATGCTGGTAGCGGCTGGGTTCTCTGAATCTCAGGCTACACAAATCATCAACGCTGGCAAGGAGACAATCCTTAGGAAGCGTGCGTGGGCAAGAATAGCACAGAAGCAGTTCTCAGATGTGAACAACACCTCGGCACTATCACGCGGTATGGTTGACCCAGAAGAAGTTTACGCCATGCTTGACAGCGCAAAGCGCAACGACGCCATGTTCTCCGTGATGAAGGGAGAGGAGGTTGAGACCCTGAGGAGGTTCTGGGAATCAATCGGCGGGTCGGCAGACGAGATTGACGAGATCATTAAGGCGTCGTACCAGAACGGATACCGCCTTGGCATCGCTCCTGCAGACAACATGATGCAGGTACCAGTCAAGGTTGGAGTTAGGAACGCAAATGGCACACTAGTTGACCAGGTCTTGCAGAAGCGTGAGCCGTACGTAGACCTGACGTCTGACTTCGTTGACGGCATCCCAATGGTTGACGGCAGGCGGACAAGCGGCTTCTTCGGTCACAACCTGAGGAAGATGTTCTCCCCAGTTATGCAGAGCCAGATCATCTCTTCTGCACGTCAGCGCATGCTCACGTCACTAGGTGCATACCTTTCCAAGGATGAGATCGTGGCATTCGACAACGCAATCAACGAGCGGGCAGCATCCCAGCGCGTTGGCGTTCGCGGTCTTGTGACTCCGTTCGGAAACAAGTCCGAGATCTACAATGCTCTTGACGATGTCCTGCGACAGCGCGGCGTTGTTGACGGTCTTGACGGCAGGCTGCGCGAGTCCATTAGGGCTGGCCTTCCTCGCCTAGACATCGACAACGCAGTACTCAAAGCCTACGCCGGAGAGCTGCAGACATCTGGTGCCAGCCAGTGGGTAACTGGTCAGATCAAGGCAAACGGAATCCCTGGTCTAGGCATGAACAAGTTCATTGCCAAGATGACAGAGAGCTACTACCCTACACTTAAGTACGCTGCCAACCCGTTCTTCTGGCTGCAAGAAATTATCGAGTCTCCCTTCTTCAAGGAGATGCGAGGTATCCGAACCGAAGAGGTACTTAGCTCGCTTCGCAAGCAGGGGCTAGAGCCACAGGATGTTCGGTCAGTCCTAGGAGAGCGCGGATCTGCGGTATCAAAGAACATGCACGAGGCAGCGTTCGGCACGGCGGTCGCCCTTCGAGGCGGAGCCCCAACCGTAGTTACTCAGGGACTAGAAGAGGCTGGAGTTCTTGGTATGGTCAAGCGTCTGTATAGGCGGAAGACTGGGGACACGAGCCCTGTTGAGACGGTAGCCTCGTACAAGGAAGCCCAGCGAGACCTCATGGCCATTGCGGAGTACGCTAAGCGATGGGCAGACGACACTGCACGGACACGACCACACGAGTTCGGTGCGCTGGCAGATGAGTTCGGAATGAATGAACTAGACATGTTTGCTGGTTGGCTATCACGAAACCGCAGGGCACAAGACCTGGGATGGGGGGATGAGGTCTTTGACTTTGTCCGTCCTACCAACTGGGGCTTTGCAGTCAACCCATCGGAGAGAGCACTCATCAAGGCCCGAGAAGAAGCAAGGGCATTCGGACAGTACCTTGACGATGACGACTCGCTCGTGTTCCTCCTCAGGCACAGGCCAGCAGACTTGGTAAGGATGCTGAAGATCCGCGTAGTAGATGAGGCACGACTTGGTGGATACGACGTCAACCGCCTGCGTCAACTCACAGACGACGTAGAGCTAGCGGCTCGTGACGTAAAGTACGACGCAACTAGGACTCCTATCGATCAGGTCAGGGGACTCAAGAGCTACAAGAAACTGAAGGAGTCTATCGACAACCTAGTTGATGAGACAGTCCAAGGTCTTGGTACTCAAGCCAACCTGTCCACCACCAATCAGCTTATTCTCCGCAGGCTCTTTGAGCTTACCGGTACCCCAGGCAAGGGACCTAACTTCGAGGCAGTCATCGCTGCCCTTGCGAATGGTCAGAAGTATGGCGCAAAGTTCAACTCACTAGGAGCTATCATCGGTGAGATCTTTGACCGAACCGCAGCTGGATCAGAAGCGTTCCGAGGACTGGATGAGGCTGGTAAGATTGCAAGGATCGACTCCATCGTCAAGAACGTTCTAAGCAGGGAGGGCACCACCCTTGAGGTGATGACCAACCGAGTTGCCAATACCCTGCACGACTCAGCCATCAGGCTGCTCCAGGATCACGGAGGTGAGGAGCTAGCATTCCAGTCTGCCAAGTTCCGATACCAAGAGACGGCACGTGCCATGGATAGGATCAACTACTTCAACCCTGATCGTGGGTGGCTCGAGCGAACGATGAACCACCAGTTCCTAGGCCTTTACCCTCTGTCCTACATGTTCGGCAAGGTACTGCCGGAGACCTTCCGCTTCATGTTCTGGAAGCCATTCGGTGCTGTGGCACCAGGCGCTGGGTACCAGGCGTATAGCAAGTTCATGGAGTACCTCGGACAGAACGGGTTCCTCCCAGACTTTGAAGAGAGGGGAACGGAACGACCAGACTATCTCTTCTTCCTTACACAACTTATCCCTGGTACGCCAGAGGATATCACCGTCGGCCTGCCTGGCTGGGTACGACGAGGTATGTCTACAATCTCGCGTCAAGGGTACGACCAGCTCACAGCTGACCAGTTCGTATCTGAGGTCGGGAAGCCGCTGGTTGATACTGGCGCAATCGGAGCGGGCCGCATGATGGTGCGGTCACTCCAAGAACTGACAGGCATGATTGGTCAGGAAGATGACCAGATCAGGCAGGACATCACAACGCTTAGATAAGCTGGAAGTTCCAGCTTAGGTAGTAAAGGAGAGCCAAGCAATGGCAGAGCAGCAAGTCGCGGAAATCCCGCAGACTCAGTCGCCATCGGTTGAGACGCCAGTCGTCGATACCCAGGCCACTGACCAGCAGGAAGACATCGCCACTTGGAAGCGTCGTCTTGCAGGAAAGGATCAAGCTCTTACAGCGGCTAAGAAGTCGGCTGAAGAGTTCCAGTCCAAGTACGAGGAGCTCGCAAAGTGGAAGGCCGCACAGGAAGAGGCCTCGCTTTCTGAGTTCGAACGAGTGGAACGCCGCGCCAAGGAACTCGAGCGTCAGCTCGAGGATGCACGTAAGACGGCAGAGCAGGAGAAGCTTCGGTCACAGTATCCGAAGTACTTTGAGTTCTCTGAGCAGACCCGTGCTCTAGACGAGGAGCAGCGAGCCGCACAGTTCGAGTCGCTCATGAAGCAGTACACAGAGGCAGATGCCTCGCAAGCGCCTCGGGATGCAAATAGCCCGAAGCGCTCAGTCCAAAAAGAAGGAAAGATGAGCCCGGATAAGATCAAGGATGCCCTCAAGGCCCTTGGGAATCCGTGGCTCGAAAGCTAAGAAGGAGAGCCTAAATGGCTACCATTAATTCGCTTTCGGGTCCAGCTCTCAATCAGATTGGGACGTTCAACGGGACGGAGGCTAACGCCTACCAGAAGCTCGTTCAAGAACTTGTTTCCCAGCAGATTGCGACGGAACTCCGAGACCGCATGGTGCACGTGTTCCCAGGGAATTACGTCCAGGGCACGTTCGTCAAGGGAACGGATCGTATTCGTTACGTCCGCTACCCAGATATCTCACACAGTCTCACCGAGCTGAAGGAAGGCGTTACGCCAGATCCAACCGTGAACCTTTCCGTTACGACGGAATACTTCTCGGTCAAGCAGTACGGTGCATACACGAGCCTGAGCGACATCGTTCAGCTTGACTCGCCGCACGATTTGGTCAGCATCGCTGCTGAGCGCATCTCGTACGCCGCAGCCAAGTCGATGGATGAGATCGTTCGTGACGTGATGAACGCAGGCACCGCCCGCGTTTACTACGCTCAGGCACAGTCGACCTCCTCAAGCATCACGACCCGAGCTGGTCTCGCAGCCGCCACGGTGTCGAACATTGCTGAGGGTGCAGCCCGCCAGGACTTCAAGCTCAATGGGCTTGAGGTTAAGAAGGCAGTTGCTCGACTCAAGGCAGCAAACGTCCCAGCCTTCCCGGATGGGTTCTACCGCTGCATCATTCACCCGAATCAGCAATACGACCTGCTGACGGATACTTCGGGACACGGCTTCCTCGAGGCCACGAAGTACACCCAGCCGCTCGATATGCTCAACGGTGAGATCGGCGCCTACTCTGGCGTCCGCTTCCTTGTCGCCAACGGCGCCAAGACGTGGACCCAGGATGGTCAGACGATTTACTCCGCACTCTTCTTTGGTCCTGACGGCTTCGTCGTCGGCGACTCACAGACGATGCAGACGTACTTCGTCGCACCAGGCGGCGACCACACCGACCCGCTCAGCCAGCGCGCACTCATTGGTTACAAGCTCCGCTTCGGCGCTATGATCATGGGCGAGGCTGCACTCAGCGAGTACAGCGGCAAGGACAAGGTCGCAGTTGTGACCACGTTCTCACGCTCAACGACCACGGCAACGATCACCACGTCTGGCCCTCACGGCCTGTTCGCTGGTGAGACCGTTCGCTTCGACGACGTTGATGCTCTCGTGAACTACGGCTCGGTTGGCTTCCTCACGGTTGCCTCCGTTCCTTCAAGCACGACCCTCACCGTTACGGTCGCAAACTCTGGCACGACCTCGGCTTCAAGCCTTGCTGGTCTTGTCCAGAACAAGGTTGCTCAGACGTCCCTCGGCCAGGTACGATACCTGCGCCTCGAGACCCGCGCAACCGCTCTGTAATAGAGCTTCCCATCCCCAGGGCTTCGGCCCTGGGGTATGGGGCTAAGGAGACATATGGCAGCTATTGACGTTCTACTCACGAAGATCCGACGAGACACCAGAGACACTGGTACGTCCGACGGGTACGACCGCGCATTCTCTCAGCAGGAACTCACAGACCTTGTCGAGCTAGCCTTGGCAGAGGTATCGCGTGCATACCCTAAAGAGTTGATGTCAGTGGTTGCACTACCAGATATCAAGTCCAGCTACCACGCAGCCAGCATTGCGCTGCCCTCTGGATGGGATACCATCTACCGAATCGACTGCCTGAAGAACGTAGTCAAGACGAACCCTACCACCCAGTGGTATGAGGTAGTCGACATTGTCCACCCATCCATGGGCGATGGCCCGTACGGTGGCTGGGAGATCCAGGCTGGGCAGGTCTACCTACAGCCAGGACGATTCAACTCACAGACATCTCACCTGCGCCTACTTGGCTACGGCAACTGGACTGTCGACACGCTTGACGCTGACTCAGAGCAGGCGGTACGATACTTCGTCCAGGCTGAGTGCATGTTCCGCATGGTGACTGACCGCTCGATCTTCCAGCAGTGGCAGCTAAACCCAGGCAACACGGACATCACAGTCCCAGCAATCAACCAGATGTATGCGGTATCTCGCCAGAGATTTGACCGACTCATCGGAAGGCTCCGCAAGATCAAGAAGGTGGGCTGATGGATTTTACCAAGCCAGTACGACTCTTTATCTCTGATAGGGTAAGCAAGGTCACGTTCCGCACCAGGGGTCCAGCAACAGACGGCACCCTGCCACTCAACCGTGTGAAGCTTACGACCTCGACAGCTCACGGGCTGGCGGTTGGCGACCTGGTTCAGGTTGACTCTGTCTCTACTGGCACTGAGGATGTCGGAGGAAACGTCGGTTACGACGGTCGACATACAGTAATATCTATCCCAAGCAGCACGACCTTCACCTACAACAGCACAGGAATCAGCGAGGCGTCTACTGCTGTCACGGCAGGCATTGCCGTAAAGCTTGAGAGCATAAACATCAATGAGCTGGCTGACGTAAGGGGTGGACCAAGAACAGTGACTGGGTTCAAGCTTGAGCAGGTCAACTACAACACAGCAAACATCGAGGGGTACGTGGACAAGCGTGCACTCCGAGATGGTCTTGACTACACCGAGCCGTACCTAAGCGCCCGCACCATGCAGATCAACCTTGGCGTGTACGGAGAAACCCTTGGCGACTTCTGGGATCAGATGGACAAGCTGTCCAAGGCCCTCGCTCCTAACGCCATTGCCTTTGAGAGCGACTACGGGGTAAGGCCGTTCAGGTTCTACCAGCCTACCCGCATTGGGTTCGAAAGCTACCCATCAGGTATTGACATGGAGATCAACGTAAGGCCAACCACGCTAGTGCAGTACGGTGTGACTCGGTCCATGTCTACCGGACTAGAAGCTAACGGGTACGCGCAGCGAGTGACTGCCAACC